CTGGTTTTTAAATTGATTTGTTTGATTAAATCTTATTCCGCATCAAACGCCAAGTTACCACCAGGTGCATTGAATGATGCAATAGGTGCTTCTGAATCACTCTCGAAGTCTTGTGATGTTTGTGAAGCGTTTTCTGTGTCAATATCGTTGTCGATATTCTTGCGGTTCCAGTAATGGAATGCGAATGTCACAGGCATGGTGACCACTTCCCCATCAGTACCGATGTTGTATGTCAAAGCACCAACAGTCTGTGGGTAGATGCCCCAGAATGTGTACTGTGATGTGAACATCCCTTGTTGGTCGAAATGTGTCATTGTCAAGTAACTTCCGTTACTACGTGTGATCGATCCACTAGCTTTCCGGTCGTTGAACACTGCGAATGACCAATCTTCGAAAATCCGGCGGATGTTCAAGTTCTGATCCATTCTGAATACAACTTCCCATGCGCTGCTGCTCTCATACTTGGCGTTACCCGGTAAGTTGAACTCCAGTCCATGGTAGTTGAGTGCCTGGTTGGTTATTGAACGACCAGGTAATGTTGTACTCTCAACATAAAGTTTGGTCTCAAAATCATCAATCCCTTCAATAGCCCCGTCAAAGCCGGGATTTATATGTGTGATTCTGAACTGATGTTGACGAGCAACTTCACGTCGTGTTAACGCTGTGTAAAACGCTTCGATATTATATTTGTCTAAGTCTGCCATAATTGTTTCTCCTAAAAGTATTTAGTCTGTATATCTATTATCCGATCAATTCTGAGAAGTTTTGATCTGTTCTGGTTGCGTAGAAGTTGACCAAGATAAACTCAGCAGCTCTTACAGGTTTAATGTATATATCGACTACCAGTTCGTTATCATCTATAACAACCGGGGGGTTGTTACGATCGTCACATACTATCAAGTAATCATACAACCCTCGAGTCGATTTGACTCGTTGGAAGATAGGAGTCAACAACGATAGTACTGTTGTTCTGGTTCCAAAATCATTTGGTTCAAACACCAAGTACTTGACTGTTTGTCTCACAGCTTTTTCCAAGTACAAGAACATCCGGCGCACGTTGATTCTGTCGAATGCGCTGGGCTTGGCTTGTAATGTCTTCTGACCGAAAATCACGAAACCATCTCCTGGAAAGAACGCTAGAGGATTCAAGCTGATCTTGTAGAATTGATCACGTTGTTTCTGATTTGGACGTATCGCCATGTCAAGTGCGTTGGTGATCAGACCGCGGGTGAACCCGGCTGGTGCGAACCATGGGGCGTACTGTTGATCTGACCGAGCATAAGATGCTGCGATCACACCACTGTTAGGTGCCCAGAAATCTTTGTCTGTGAATGCATCATACTGCTTGAGCCAGTTACCATAACACGCAGCATAGTTGGTGTTGGTGGTGCTGAGCAAATGCTTGAGCGGGTAGAACACGTGCTGACTGAAGTTTTTGGATGTGTCCTTCATGGTCATGCCGTTTTTACCTTGTACGAATATGTAACGCAACGGGTCGACAATTGTCATGTGGTCTTTTCTGCGGCTTTGCGCGAACAGAATGAACGAATTTGTAACAGTCTTCCATGCGTCGATGCATGATTGACCAGTCCATGACGGGATATTGTCTTGATCTACCCAGGTTGCTGCATCTCCTTCGCTGTTGCCGATTGTGTTTCCATTTAATCCGGAAACATCAACTACTAGTTCGTCATCATACGATACATTTAACGTGGCATCATCAATATCCTTATAATTAGCCCCGGCTTGAACCATGTCGTGTTTCATCTGTTCTTGTTTGTACTGAACATATGTGTTTATGGTGCTGAGACCGGAATCAAGTGTGATGTCGATGTCAAACTCGTCAAGATTTTGAAGCTTCTCGAAGTTACGCTCTATCTTTTGAACGATACTACCGATGCTTTTCTTGGCGCTTCCAGGTGTTTCTTCTTGATATGTACCAATTCCCCATGCATATGCTTGGCACTCGGGGTGAAAAGTAATACCGGTGTTTGGTACACTAGGGTTCGCTGTGTCAGTCAAGAATGTCCCTGTTTTTTCAGAGATCTGTTTGTTGACATATATCGAGAACAACGTGCTGCTTGAATCAGCAGTTTCAATGTAGAAGCTCTTGGGCTTACCACCGTTGATGTTGGCGATTTGTTTGTAAGCGTCCAAACTACCGACATGAGCTTCATCAAGTGTGAAGTCCAGCATGGTTGAGTCTGTGGCATAAATGCTTTTACGCAATTTGAAAACTCCGATACCGATGGTGTCTTTGTTTTCGTTGTTGGCGATGTCGAAAGAAGGAATGTTTTCAAACACTTCACTCATGCTGCCTTGCGCGCCAGTCACTGTGTGCGCTTTGGTTTCATAATTCATTCTTTCGGCCGGGATGTCGAAATAGTTTCCGGATTTACCAAATGTTTTGACTCCCTCGATCGAGTTGAACTCGTCGTTACCAGCGGTTCCATCCGCGATTGCGAATTGATTGTTGTCTCCAAGCGCTATATAATAACCTTCAAAATAAGTGTTGACCATGGACTGCGCTTTGTTCACTAGCACCATTCCGGAATATTTTATTGCTTTTTTAAATGCGGCTAAGGACCTAGGATTTCCAGCGTTATCGTAAACAGATGGGAACTGGAAAGCTCCAGTTACAGAAGTTCCGTCGGGTTGTACATCTGTTTTGGCTTGACCATTTGTATCCAATGCATGTAAGCATTCATCTACAAATTCAACTTCTCCATTTTTGAGTGCTTGATATTCTCCGGGAAGCAAATCGATTCGTTGTGGGGCTCCAAATTGTAGCTCGTCACTCACACTCACACGACCTAGATTGGCTTGACCGAGTCCATGACCGTCAGCTACATCTTGACCTTGATCATTTTGCGAGGAAAGGC